ATGGCTGGAAAACGCGCGCTCCCCAAACATCTCTATCGGATCAAGGATCACTTCGTCGCCCGGCTGGTGGTTCCCGAACGCTTGCGCGGCATCCTCGGCGCGTCACAGTTTTCGAAGTCCCTCGGCACCGACCGCGTCGCCGCCGAACGTGCGCTTCCCGGTGTCGTCGCCGGCTATTATGCGAAGATCGAAGAGGCCGAACGCAAGCTCGACCCCGCCGCCGATCCCGAGCCGGTGCAACGTATCTCTCCCGTCGAGATGGCGCGCATTCATTTCGATGAACAGGTCGCGCGCGACGAGGCGGAACGCAACGCGGGTTCCCTCGTCGGTGGGCTCCTATTCGAAGCGGGCTATGCGGACACCATCCGGCGCACGGCGTCGGGCGAGGCGTCGGCCGAAGAGATGGACGCCGCCTTGGGCTGGCGGATCGACGACTTTCGCGCGCGCGGATTTCATAATGAGCGGTATGGAAGCCCCCAATGGAGATTGCTCGCCCGCACCCTGGCGCGCGGCGAAGCCGAATTCCTTCGGCGGCGATCCGCACTCGATCATGGCAAGGCGCCGCCGGAACCGTCCGACCCCGTCGTGATCTCCCCGCCGGTTCCCGTCACGCCGACGCCTTCGGCCCCCATCGCGCCATTGACTCCATATTCTACGGCGGGCGGTGGCGGCGAACGGCTGACCGATCTGTTCAAGGCTTACGTCAAAGAGCGCCAAGCCTCCGGCGGCGGGTTCGAATCGGAGCGGCGGTGGGAACCCGTCTTCAAAAACATCTATGAATTCATGCGGGCGAAGGGGCGAAGCGACGACGCGAATTCCATGACGAAATCGGATTTCATCGACTGGAAGGAGCATCTCATTGCGTCCGGCCTTTCGATGAAGACGATCAAAGACGTCTATCTCGCCTCGTTGAAAGCCGTCATGCGTTGGGCTCACGAGAACGACAAGGTCGAGAACGATTTCGCTTCGACAGTCCGTGTGAAGGCACCGAAGAGGCGGCTTGATCGAGAACAGGGGCACACTCTGGACGAAGCGAAACAGATTCTTGCTGCCGCGCTCCACCATCGCCCGGTCGATACCGGCAACCCCCGAACGACCGAAGGCAAGTATCTGACGGCGGCAAAAAGGTGGGCGCCGTGGCTTGCTGCCCATGCCGGCGCTCGCATTTCCGAGATCACCCAGTTGCGGAAGCAGGATATCGTAGAGAAGGATGGTGTTTATTGCATTATGGTTACGCCGGACGCCGGACGCCGGACGCCGGAAGTGTAAAGAATGGCAAATACAGATATGTTCCATTGCATAAGCAGATTATTGATATGGGATTCTTGGATTCTGTCGAGAAGTCGAGCGGTGCTTTATTTTTCGATGACTCGGTCGTCACGAAAGCAAAGACGCCTAGATCTAGATTTATCGCAGGGCGTATCTCGGATTGGCAGAGAGCGAAAAAAGTTGGCTCGCCCGATGTTCAACCAAATCACGGCTGGCGCCATCGGTTCAAGACGCTCGCACGTGAGTTGGGTTTGGACCCTCGCGTAGTCGATACGATTCAAGGTCATGCCACTCGGACGGCGTCCGATGATTATGGTGACGTGACCATAAAGGCTCGTAAGAGGGCTATCGATATGATGCCATCTTACGACGTGAAGTGATGTAGTGTCGATTTATTTCGCCAATACGCAAGGATAGGTGAACAAAGCGCTTGTAACGATGTGAATCACCCGTCTACAATAATTCCAAGAGGAATTATTGGGATGAGTAAATCGTTGTTCGGTTGGTTCAGGAAGTCGGCAAGCGAAACCGAGATCGAGGTTAAGTCATCCGAGGCTGGCGCTCTGGTCTCGACTGTCTCTTCGCCTGAAAGTTGGTTTCTCGAACTCTTCGATGCCATGCCGGCTTCGTCTGGCGTCGCCGTCTCGCCGTCCAGCGCCATGCGCGTTCCGGCCGTCCGCCGTGCCGTCGAGAGTATCGCCGAAGGCGTCTCTGGTCTCCCCTGCGTCGTCTATGAGACGGCTGGTGCGGCAACGAAGCCGATCGCCGATCACCCGCTCGTCGACCTTCTCGGCGGCAACGCGAACGACTGGACCCCGGCGGCGTCGTTCTTCGAACAGACGACGCGCGACGCGCTCTTGCACGGCAACGCCTTCGCTTGGATCACCCGCACTGGCGACGGCTCGCCGGTCGAACTCATCCGCCTTGCACCCGGCGACGTCTCGGTTGCGTCGGACACTGACGCTCTCAATCCGCCGATCTATCGCCTCGCCGGGCACGTCGTCGACCGGAACAGCTTGCTCCACCTTCGCGCGCCGTCCCTCGACGGCGTGGTGGGACAGTCACCCGTCACCGCGTGCCGTGAGGCGATCGGCATCCTCATGGCGATCGAGGGGCACGTCGCCCGCCTCTTCGGCAACGGCGCTCGCCCGTCTGGCGTCCTCGCTTTCGCCGACACGTTGACGGCGGAAGCGACCGTGAAGGCGAAGGCGATATGGCAAGCGGCGCACGGCGGCGGGCGCTCAGGTGGAACCGCCGTCCTCGATCGCGCGGCGACCTATTCGCCAATCTCGCTTTCGTCGGTCGACGCTCAGCTTCTCGAAGTTTGGCAACACGCGGTCGACGAGATTGCCCGTGTCTTCGGCGTTCCGCCGCACCTTTTGTTCGACCTCGGTCGCGCGACGTGGGGCAACGCGGGCGAGATGGGCGCGAGCTTTCTCCGGTTCGGGCTCAGTCGTTGGCTTCGCGCATGGGAAGGCGAACTCAATCTCAAGCTCGTCGCCCCCGAAGACCGTCGCCGGCTCTCGATCGAGTTCGACCCCGACGCGCTCACGCGCACCGATCTCGCCGCCCGCGCCGACGCTTATCAGAAGCTCGTCGCCGCCCGCGTGATGACGCCGAACGAGGCCCGCGCCCGTGAAGGTCTCCCGCCGAAGGACGGCGGCGACGAACTCGTGAACCCCTTCACCACGACCTCGACCGTCACTTCGAACGTGAAGGCCCCGACCAGTGCTTCCTGAAACCGCAACCGAACTCTTCTTCGGCGACGGCAAGCACGTTTGCCACTTGACGCCCGCCATGATCGGCGAACTCGAACGGACGACGAACATCGGCATCGGCGCGTTGTTCGGTCGGCTCGTCCGACAGGAATTCAGCCTTGCCGAGATCGTCGAGACGATCCGGCTCGGACTGGTCGGGGGCGGAATGAACCCGCAACGCGCTACCGAACTCGTCGAGACCTTCGCGAAGGGTCGCCCGCTCGCCGAGACCTTGCCGGTGGCGCTCTCGATTCTCGAAACCTTGTGGTTCGGCCGCAAGCGGGTCGGCGAAGGCGAGGGTTCTGCGAATGGCTGACGCTCGCGAAACCCTCACCCTCGAAACGAAGTTCGTCACCGGCGATGCCGGCCTCGTCAGTGGCTATGCGAGCCTTTTCGGCAAGCCGGCCGACTACGTCCGCGACATCGTCGCCCCTGGCGCCTTCGCCGCCTCGATCGCCCGCCGCCTTCCCCAGATGTTGCGGGAACACAAGGGCGAGCCGGTCGGCACTTGGACGGACGTGGCGGAGGATGAACTCGGCTTGCGTGTCACCGGCCGTTTCGATCTCACGTCGCCCGCCGGCCGCGCCGCTTATGCGGACGTCGTCGCCGGCCGCGCCGATGGTCTCTCGATCGGCTTCATCACCCGCACCACGAAATCCGACCGTGCCGGCGACGGCACCCGCACCCTTCGCGAAATCGACCTCGCGGAAATCTCAGTCGTGAAGCGTCCGGCCGCGAGCCGTGCGCGCATCCTCTCTGTCAAGTCAAAGGATCTTGCTATGGACACCCTCGAAATCGAAGCCACCAACGACAACGCCCAGGCCGACGCTCTCAAGGCGATCGGCGACCGTCTCGCCGCGATCGAGACCAAGTCGGCCGATGCTGCGAAGATCACCACCCGCCTCGACGCGCTCGAAAAGCGCCTCGCCCGTCCGGCGATCGGCACCGCCGCCAACGACGACAAGGCGCTCGAAACCAAGGCCTTCGATTCGTTCGTCCGTCGCGGCGTCGAACGCATGGCGGCCGACGAGGTGAAGGCCCTGACCGTCGCGAACGATGCCTCCGCCGGCTACCTCGCCCCCGAGGCCTTCGGCAACGAAATCCTGAAGAAGCTCGTCGAGTTCTCGCCGATCCGCCAGTATGCGCGCGTCGTGTCGATCGGTGCTCCGACCATCAAGTATCCGCGCCGCGTCTCCGGCCCTGTCGCGGTCTGGACCGACGAGAGCGCCGAGTCGACCGAGTCGACGCCTGTCTACGAACAGGTTTCGCTCACGCCCTACGAACTGCGAACGTTCGTTCCGGTCACCCAGGCGCTGCTCGAAGACAACGCTTATTCGCTCGAAAGCGAACTCGCCGCCGACCTCGCCGAAGCGTTCGGTAAGGCGGAAGGCGCGGCCTTCGTCTCCGGCAACGGCACCACCCAGCCGAAGGGCATCGTCGCCGCTTCCGGCATCACGCAGGTGAAGACCGGCGCCGCCGCCACCCTCGGCACCGCGCCGGCCGACACGTTGATCGGTCTCTATCACTCGCTGCCGACCGCGCACGCGCAGCGTGGCGTATGGCTGATGAACCGCAACACCCTCGGCACCCTTCGCCAGTTGAAGGACGGCAACGGTCGCTTCCTGCTCGTCGACCCGATCGCGCAGGGTATGCCGATGACCCTTCTCGGTCGCCCGATCGTCGAAGCCGTCGACATGCCCGACGTGGCGACCGACGCTCTGCCGATCATCTTCGGCGACATGCAGGGGTATCGGATCGTCGACCGCGTGTCGTTCTCGATGCTTCGCGATCCCTACTCGATGGCTTCGAAGGGGCAGGTGGTCATTCACGCTCGCCGCCGCGTCGGTGGTGACGTCACGAACCCAGATCGGTTCGTCGCGCTCAAGGTCGCCGCGTGATGGCTACCTCGGCTCAGTCACTTCGCATGTTCGTCTCTCGGTCGCCGATCTCGGCGGCCGGGGCCGACCTCGACGACGTCCTCGACATGGTCGAAGTCGGCGGCGTCGTGAGCCTCGACGAACTCATCTCGCGTGCGTCCTTCGAAGACGTCACCGTCGACCAACTTCCTTGGCCGCTGCGCCGGAACACCGGCCGCTCGTCGATCGTGGCGAACGAGGTCGTCACCGTCCGCGATCCGATCGACGAAGGGCAGCGCCATTTGAAGGCCGTCTCGGGGCACGGCGAACCCTTCCAGTTCGAAGCTCGCCTCGACGATGGCGCGGGCTCCCGCTGGACCTTCCCGGCCTTCGTCACCGGCTATTCGACCCTCTTCCCGAAGGCAGGCGCCGACATCGACGAAGTCGCCGAGACCGTCTTCGAACTCGACGTCATCGGCCCCATCATCGAAATCAACGATCTCTGAGGAAAGCGCATGTCCGTCCGCATTGGAGACATCAGCGTCACCGTCAACGGCGAGACGATCGTCACTCGCCCGACGCTTCGCGCGATCGACCACATGAACCGCGAGCGCGACATGCTCTCGTTCGCACAGTCGGCGAGCATGGGACACATCTCCTCGCTCATGGAGATGATCGAGGCGAGCGTCGCCGACGCCAAGTCCGCCACCGTCTTCGAACGGCTCCGGAACTCTCCGCTCGCCGGATGGCACACGCCCGCCGTCTCCCGCTACGTCAACGAGTTCGTCCCGGCCGCGCTCGTGATCGACCTCGACAACGGCGAATTGCCCGAGCGCGACCCGAACCGGAAGCCGGTCGACTTCGAAGCCGTGATCCGCGACTTGTTCGTGAAGGCCGTGGGATGGCTCGGCATGTCGCCCGACGAGGCTTGGAACTCGACGCCCGGCGAGATCATCGGCGGCGTCAACAGTCACGTCGAGAAGCTGAAACTCATGGCCGGTGGATCGCAGCCTGTGCGCGCCACCGACGACGAAGGCGACGACGGCCCCGATGAACTCGATCGCGCCGGGCTCGCCGAACTCGCGACCATGAACTCACTCTGAATTCGGGGCGAAATCTGACGGCGAAGCGACCAGCCGAACAACGAAAAGCAACCTGCGTGCCCCGCCCTTCCTGCAGAGGGGGCAAAGCGCTCAAGGTTGCACGGTCGCATCTCTCTTTCCAAAGGACACGTCCATGCCGATCCGACCGCCTCGCCTATGTGGGTGCGGCCGAACCGTTCCCTCCGGTCTCAAGTGCGAATGCCAGAAGAAGGTGGACGCCGAGCGCAAAGCCCGCTTCGACCAGACCCGCCCGACCGCTCGCGAGCGTGGCTATACGAGCAAGTGGCAGAAGGAACGCGCCGCGTATCTCGCGGCACATCCCGTCTGCGTCATGTGCGGTCAACCGGCGAAGGTGGTCGACCACATCAAGCCGCACCGTGGCGACATGAAGCTCTTCTGGCGTCGTTCGAACTGGCAGGCACTTTGCGTGCCATGTCATTCAAGCTCAAAGCAAAAAGAAGAGCGGCCAAGATGCGTTCATGGTTCCCCTTCATTCGAAAATATGACGCGAATATCATTTGATGACAAGTTTACACTCGGATGAGCCTCTCGAAGTTTATCATATCCAAGCTGTGAAAATTCTTTAAACTGCCAATTTTCATCTATTGGAAATATAAAAGAAAAAATTATACGTCCATTTTGTTCTACTATCATTTTTGCATTCATTTCATCCTCCTATTTTATTGTATTGAACAGCGGCAATCATAGGTCTGCATTCGTTAAATCGAAACAGCTTTTTTAAAGCTCGTTCGCGGCTCGTTGTCGGTCTCTTACGTCGGGGGGGGTGCGTTTGAACTTCGTATAAAAGGCGGGGACCGGCGGGGGGTGCTTCGCGCGATATTTGTTGCAATTGAGATTTTCGATTCTTAAACTATTGGCAAAGGAGAAATCCAATGCCCGTAGTGAGTTTGGAAGAACAAAAGCGTCACATGAACGTCGATTTCGACGATGACGATGCTCTGATTTCCTCGAAAATCGATGCTGCCGAGAGCTATACGACGGCGATAGTCGGTGAAAACATCGCCGAAATGACCCCGGCTCCGGGTGCTCTGCGACAGGCGATCATGATGCTTGCGTCTCACTTCTATGAGAACCGCGAAGCGACTTCTTTCGATGGGCGGGCGAGCGAAACGCCCTTCGGCTACCTCTCGCTGATCGCACCGTATCGGACGTGGGGTTTCTGATGGCCCAGTCCGACCAGTTGCGCCGCCTTTCCCGGCGGCTCGAAGCGATCCCGAAGGCCATCCGCGAGGCCGTTCAACCGGCGCTGATCAAGAGCGGGACGGAACTCGTCGACATGATGCGGCACCTCGCCCCGGTCGACACCGGCGCTCTTCGTGCCTCGATCGCCGTGACGCTCCCCGGCGAGAGGACGCCGCCCTATTCACAGCTCGGCGGCTCTCGCACGGCCGCCGAAAATCAGGTGCTCGTGACGGCTGGCAACGCCGATGTTCGGTATCCCCACCTCGTCGAATACGGCACGGCGGAAGCCCATGCGCAGCCCTATTTCCGGCCGTCCTATCGCCTGTTGGAGAAGCGGATCACGAACCGGATCAAGCGTGCGATCGGCAAGGCCGTTCGGGAAGGGTGGACGCAATGACCGCCTCCGTCGCCCTACAGAAAAGCATTCGCTCGACGCTGATCGCTGATACCGGCGTCCTCGGTTTCATTGGTTCCGACGCAGTTCTCGACCGGAGCACGAAGCCGGAGCGCTTTCCCTGCGTCGTGATCGGTGAAGGGCAAACGATCTTCAATCGCATCGCCTACGGCCAGAGAGTAACGCATGAATATACAACCATTCACGTCTGGACGTCCGGCGAAGCGCTGATCGACGCGAAGGCTCTCGCCGGTGTGGTCGCCGAAGCGCTCGCCGGTGGCGTCGGCGAGGTTCCGGGCTTCCATGTCGTCGGCTCGACCGTGACCAACGTCCGCGCGATGCGTGACCCATCGAACCGGCTGGTTCATGCCGTGGTGACTTTCGAAGCCCTCATTGGGGAGGTGCTTTGATGCGCGCCGGCAAGCTCGATCGAACCATCGTCATCGAACGCCGCACCGACGACGTCGGGGATGGCGGCAAGGTCGAAGCCATCTGGACGCAGCACGCGACCCGCCGGGCCGAAGTGCTCGAAGACACTGCGTCGGCGAGCGCCGGCGGGGCTGGCGAGGTGACACGGGCGACCCTCCGTCTTCGTCTCCGGTTCATGTCCGATCTCGCCTTCGACGACCGCGTCTTCCTCGACGGCGTGTCCTACGAGATCGCCGCGATTGCCGAGATCGGCCGACGCAAGGCGACCGAGATCGAACTCGTGAGGATCGGCGATGCGCGGCCGTAAACCCTCAGAGATCGCCGCCGGCTCTTCCCCCGTGCTCGACGTGCCGCGCCCGCCGTCATGGCTGGCGAAGGAGGCCAAGGCCGAATGGCGCAAGGTCGCCCCGATCCTCGTCGAGCGGAACGTTCTGACCGAAGGCGACCTCGGCGCGCTCGCCGCCTATTGCGACGCGATCGGGCAACTGGTCGCGGCGAACGCGATCATCGCCGCCGAGGGAATGGTCGTCGGTGGAAAGAAGCACCCGCTGATCACGACGACCGTCGCCGCCCGCAACCAGATCCGGCAACTCGCGGCCGAACTCGGGCTCACGCCGATTTCCCGCTCTCGCCCGGCCGTGCGCGAGGACGCAGAACCCGACGACGATTGGATGGACGCATGAAGCGCACGACCTATCCGGCGTGGGTTTTCGACGACACACCGATTGCCGATCCCTTCGGCTACGGCCAGCGCGCCGTCACGTTCCTCCGTAATCTCCGACACCCGAAGGCACCTGGGCGACGGTTCAAGCTCGATCGCTGGCAAGAGCGCATCGTGCGGGCGATCTATGGCCCTCGCCACGAAGATGAAACCCGAATCGTCAAGACGGCGGTTCTGTTGCTCCCGCGTGGCAACCGGAAGACCTCGCTTGCCGCCGCGCTGGCGCTTCTTCACACGGTCGGCCCGGAAAAAGTTCCCGGCGGCGAGGTGCTTTCGGCCGCGTCCGACCAGAAGCAGGCGAAGCTCGCGTTCAATGAATCCCTCGGGATCATTCAAGCGACGTCCGCGATCGACAAGCGGGTGAGGGTCCGCGACTACGTCAACCGGATCACCGAGACCGCGAACCGCAGCTTCTATGAGTGCATCTCGTCGGACGCGGGCACGCAGCACGGCCGCACACCCGTCTTCGTCCTCGCCGACGAACTCCACGCATGGAAGAAGCGCGATCTCTGGGACGTGCTGAAATCCGGCCTCGTGAAGACGCCCGGTTCCTTGCTCGTCGTCGCCACGACCTCCGGCCGTGGACAAGAGAACATCGCTTTCGAGATCGTCGATTACGCCCGCAAGGTCGCGAAAGGCGAGATCGACGATCCGGCCTTTCTCCCGGTCCTTTTCGAGACGTCCGGCGACGCGGATTGGAAGGACGAAGACGTTTGGTTCCGGGCGAACCCCGGCCTTTCGTGCTCGCCGTCCTATCCCGATATCGCCGGTCTCCGTCAGCTTGCCAAGGAAGGTGAGAACCGCCCTGGCGACCGCGACGCCTTCCGGCAATTGAACCTGAACGTATGGCTCGATCACTCGACGGACCCGTTCGTCGACATGGGCGTCTATGACCAGGGCGCAGAACCGTTCGACCTCGCCGATTTCGAGGGTGCGCCGTGTTGGATCGCGGTCGACGCCTCGGTGAGGACCGATTTGACTGCCGTCGTGGCGTGCTTCCGCTCCGGCGAAACGTTCCATGTCGCGCCGACCTTCTTCGTTCCGGCCGACAACCTTCGCCTTCGTGCCGAACGTGACGGCGTGCCTTATCCGCGATGGGCGGAAGAGGGGTTCATCGTCCCGACGCCCGGCAACGTGATCGATTATCACGCGGTCGAAGGGCGGGCTCGCGAACTCTGCTCGCGGTTCAACGTCCGCGAGATCGCCTTCGACCCGGCCTATGCGCGGCAGATCTCCGTTCCGCTGATCTCGGACGGCTTTCCCGTCGTCGAGATGCGCCAGGGCTGGCGCACCATGGGTCCGGCGATCGCCGAGACCGAACGGGCGATCATCGGGCGACAGTTCCCACACGGCGGCAACCCGGTTCTCCGGTGGTGCTTCGACAACGTCGCCATTCAGACCGACAACGTCGCCATTCAGACCGACAGCGCCGGCAACAAGAGCTTCCACAAGGGCAAGAGCCGCGACCGGATCGACGGCGCGGTTGCCGCCGCGATGGCCGTCGCTCGCGCCGCAGCCGGTGACGCGAACCGCAGCATTTTCGATGACCCGACCATCACGGTCGAAGATCTCGTTTGGTAAAGGATATCAAGGGAATGGCTACCGAGACCGAGCAACTTGTCGTTTCCCTCGAGGCGCGCATCCGCGATTTCGAGAAGAACATCGAGCGGGCGAACCGCACTGCCAATGCTCAGTTCTCGGCAATCGAGCGTCGCGCCAAGGAAGCAGGCGACCGCATGGAAAAGCTCATGTCGTCGACCGCCCTCAGCGTGAACCGCGCCCTCGGTGCGATCGGCGTCGGCGTCGGCTTCGAAGAGATCCGGCGGTTCGCCGACGCTTGGACCGAGGCGGGGAACAAGATCAAGGCCGCCGCCACGGCGACGGGCGTTCAAACCCGCTCCCTCGACGAGTTGAAGAAGGGCGCGAACGAGGCCCGCACGTCGCTCGACGCCTATATCGACCTCTACGCCCGTCTCACCCGTGCCGCCGCCGGTGTTGCCAAATCCGAGGACGAGATCGCCCGCGCGACCGCGATCACCACGAAGGCGTTCAAGGCGGGTGGCGCTTCCGCCTCCGAGGCGGCCGGTGCGGCGCTGCAACTCGGACAGGCCCTCGGCTCTGGCGTGTTGCAGGGTGATGAACTCCGGTCGCTTCGCGAGAACGCGCCGATCCTGGCGCAGGCGATTGCCGACGCGTTCGGGGTGCCGCTCGCCGCGCTCAAGTCCCTCGGTGAACAGGGCAAGCTCACGTCCGACAAGGTTTTCGGCGCGATCCTCGCCGCACAGGCCAAGGTCGAAGCGCAGTTCAACGCGACCACGGCGACCATCGAAGATTCGCTGACGCGGTTGAAGAACGAGTTCACCGCCTACGTCGGGAAGATGGCAGAGGCGCACGGCGTGTCCGCCGCCTTCCGCAGTGTGATCGAAGGTCTCGCGGGTCATGTCTACGCGGTCGCCAACGGTGCCGCCGCCCTCGCGGCCGTGCTGTTGACGCGTTATCTCCCGGCGTTGGTGCGCACCGCCGCCGCTCAAGCCGCAGTCGTTTCGACGAACCCGTTCCTTCTGATCGCCACCGCAGCCGGTGCCGCCGCCGCCGCTCTGACGATCTTCTCGGACGAGATCCATCCCGTCGCGGGTTCGATCGCCACCATCGGCGATTACGCCGCCGTTGCATGGGAAGAGATCAAGAGCGGCGCACAGACCGCCGCCGCCGCGATCGGGTCCGCCTTCACGGCGATCGTCGACTTCGCCTCGAATGCTCTCTCTGGTGTAGGCGCGTCGTGGCGGGACGTCGCCGACGTGGTGCGGGGCGTGGCGAACTTTGTCGTCAACAGCATGGTGACGGTCTACGAGACCGTCACCACCACGTTCGGCAAGCTCCCCCAGGTCGTCGCGGAAGCCGCGATCGACGCCATGAACGGACTGATCAAGCGCATCGAAGACGCCCTCAACAGCGTCGTCGGCATGGTCAATGATGCCGTTACCATTCTCAACGGGCTTCTGACCCATCCGACCGGGATCAAGTTCGGCGAAGTTGCGAAGATCGATCTCGGTCGGATCGAGAACGAGTATGCGGGCGCAGGCGAAGCGGCGGGTAAGGCTTACGGCGACGCCCTCGCCGAGGCCACGAGGGACCGCGTCGGGCAAGCTCTCTCGGCGCTCAACGGACAGGCCGACGCCGCGCTCGAAGCGTGGCGGAAGCGCGCCGAGGAACACGCCGCCAAGGCGAAGGCCGACGCAGACGCAGCGGCGACCGGCAACCATTTCGCGCCGATTGGCGGCACTCGCCAGACGATGCCGGTCGACCAGGTCAAAGAGGTGGTCGACCTTCAACAGAAGCTTGTCATGCTTCGCGCCGAGATGGCGCTTCGCCGGTCGATCCCCGGTTCGATCGAAGCGCAGGAAGCAGCCGTCGAACGGTTGAAGACGGCGCAAGATCTGGCCAATGCCGCCACGAAGGCGGGCGTGGTGCTGACCGACGACGTCAAGTCGAAGATCGGCGCACTCGCCGACGCCTATTCCCGTGCGTCGCAGGAGGCGAAGGCCTTGGCGAAGTCGCAGCAAGAGGCGGCACAGAAGGCGGCGGACCTCGCCAACACCTCGCGCGACACGTTCAAGGGCTTCGTCTCTGATCTCGTTCACGGCAAGAGCGCATCCGATGCGCTGGCGACCGCGCTCGGAAGGATCGGCGACAAGCTGCTCGACATGGCGATGGACAACCTTTGGCAATCGCTGGTCATGAACAACGGCGGAACCGGCTTCTTCGGCTCGCTCGGTTCTCTGTTCACGTCGCCGACGAAACCCGTCTACGCGCCCGGCTCGGCGCTACAGGGTGTGAACTTCGGTGGCTCGATCACGACGCCCACGGCCGTCGTCAATGCCGGATCGGTCTCGGTCAACGGCGCGACCCTCGGCGGCGTTGGTTCGATCTTCTCGGACTCGACGTTGAACAGATCGAGCTTCAACGCCGAGCTTTCCGACAAGAGCCTTCTCACCCGGCTCTTCGCCATGACGAACGCCGAGGTGGGAGGGCAGGGCAGCGCCGCGCAACAGGCGTTCATGGAGACGATCTTCAACAGGGCTTCCGCGCGCGGCATGTCCTTGGCGTCGGTGCTCAACGACCGGGGCTATTTCCCCGCCGAGACCTTCGCGAACGCTGATCGGTTCATGGCCGATCCCGCCATGCTCGAACAGAAATACGCGGCGCTGCTCGCACAAGTCCGCGCCGGTTCGAACCTGTCGAACTACGCGACCGGCAACGCCTCCGGCTCGGTCGGGTTCGGTGGTGGTCCGCAGACCTTCGCGGCGGGCGGTGAGAAGTTCGGGATCGAGCAGGCCGACATGGCTTGGGCGGCCCGAATGAAGGAACAGGCGCAAGCCTTCTCGGCGAGCACCGACAGGGCGGGGCAGTCGCTTTCGAACCTCGGTGACAAGGCGACGGGTATCACCGAGCCGGTGACGCAAGCGGCCGATGCGACGCAGAACCTCGGACAGAAGGCGTCGACCGCGACGCCCGAGCTTTCGAACATGACGACGAACACGGCGCAGTTGACGCCTCAGCTTCAACAGGGCTCGATCGGCCTTGAAGGGTTCGGTGAAGGACTAATGGGCATCGTTCAGAAGCTGCTCGGCTCGCTCGGTGGCGGGCTCGGCGGCGTCGGCTCGATCTTTGGCTTGCTACGCGGGATCTTCGGGTTCGCGGAAGGCGGTCGCGTCTCTGGTCCTGGCACGTCAACCTCAGATAGTATCCCGACGATGCTCAGTGACGGCAAATTCGTCATCAACGCGAAGGCGACCGCGCGACACCTTCCGCTTCTCGAGGCGATCAATGAAGGCAAGGTCTCCCGGTTTGCGTCGGGTGGTCTCGTCGGCTCGTCTCAGCCGATCCGGGTTCCGAATGGCGGCGTGGTGGCGTCACAGAGCATCAACGTCGCGCCGACGATCAATCTTCATGCGACAGGCGGCACCCCAGACCAGAACGCCGACCTCGCGGGCAAGGTGTCGAAGCAGGTCGTCGAACAGGTCCGGGCGCTCGTGATCGGGGAAATGTCGAACCAGATGCGACACGGTGGCGTTCTGGCGAAGGCGATGGGGAAGTGAGGGGTGCGAAAATGGCCCGCGCAGGCTTAGCGTCCGCGCGGGCCTATAGGCATCAAAGATGCTCGATGACACCGCGCTTCATGGCGGGATCATTGGGGTTATATTTGGGGCGAGGCCCGGGGAAGTGGTCGGGGAGCGTTTCGAGACGCTGGATCTTGTCCGCGCGGAACAGCTTCCAGTCATGGGGCTCTCCGGACGCGCTGGCACCGTCCGTCTGATACGCGCGAAGCAGCACCTGCCCGCTGCTTCCGAGCCCAACCGCGTGCGGTTCGACGACGCGCTCTCCCGGCTCATACTTGATACGAAGGCGGGAGCGGGTGGCAATCGCCGCCCGGATTTCGTTGATCACGTTCATGCTACACGCCCATTCTTAGGGCGACGCCGAGCTTGACCAGAAGCTCCGGGGGCAATATCCTCCCCCGGCAGTGAATGCCCTGTCCCGCGCTCGACGTCCATCGATGCGGGGCTTGAATTCTCGGAAGCCGTCGCTGGGGTGCAAGCCGCGACGGCTTCTTTGTTTTCAAGCGTCGGGAGGATGTTGGGGGTGTCGGCTAGCACTGTCAACAGGGGAGTGCTCGTCGATAAAAAAGCAAGCAATCGCAATGGCTTGCGCGATCGACGGATTCGGACTTGTTAACCAATCATTAACTTTTGGCAAAGTTGGGCGCGATTCGCAATCCTGCGAAGGGGGATTCTTGCCAAGCCGAGCGCGGCTAATTGATCGGAGGCGCTTGTGCCCTGCTATATAGGTAGGGTTCGAACGCAAAGCAGAAGTAACCATCCGTTGCTGTTTGTATTTTTTTCGAGAAAAAACTCGAAAATAGAAAATTTCAGTCTACAATTTCATCAGAGAGAGAAATCGCGTCGACATATATCACCAGTCGACGCTGCAATGGAGATATGAAGGGAAACCCCGTCCGAAGTTGGCGCTTCGAACGGGGGAAAGGAAGTCTCAATGCCTGTCTGCAATTTGGAATCTACAGGCGTGGTGTCTGCCGCGCAAGCTCAAATCATCAATATTTGTGATTTTTTTGATCGACGCATTCGATGTGTTGATGAATGGCGCGCGCGTGTCCGCTCTTGCGATGCGCGCATGGCCGCGAGGTATCCCGGCCTCTATGCTGGCGATCCCGACACCCTCGGCGCACGTCGTTCGTCGCTGACGAAAAACGGAAATCGGCGGCGTCGGCGCTCGAATGTCCGAGACCTGTTTTCCTTAGAAATCATAAGGGCTTGCGATGCCAAGGGCGGGGCGTCTTCCGACCGCCCTTCAGTGGACAATATCACACCCCCCATTTCCACCCCTTCCAGCCCTTCTTCCAACGCCCCCTCTACCCCTTCACATCCTCTTCCCATACCCTCCAACGACAACGAAGACCTCCTCGAAGTCTATGGCGACGGGCGTGCGCTTCCTTCATGGGAATACGCAGGCGTCCGCCTCAAGCTCTCTTGCTAGGCGCGCGCCATGTCGGCTTCGTCCGGTGGTCTCGCTGTCACGTTGAACCTCTGCCCGGCCAACGAGCACAAGGCGAAGACCCTCGGTGCCGACTGGCTTCGCAAGCGCATCACGCGTCACCTTGAAGCCGCTCTCGGCGACCGTGGCGTGGTTCTCGTGCTCGAGGCTACCCACGGAAGGAAAGACCGGGGGAAAGCCGCTGGCGGCGTCGCTGGACGCATCCACGCGCACGGCATCATCGAAGCCACCTCCAACGAGATCGAGGCCGTGGAAGGCGCTCTGAAAGCCGCTGGCGGGCGTTGGGCGAATTCGAGGGGTTCCCGAGCGCCAAGTCGACGCAAGGCCGTTCACGGACACCGACGGGTGGGTTCGCTACATCCTCGAAGATCAAACCCACACCCAGCGAGTCACCGGCCATGATCGGCTTGTTTCCGTCTCCCGGTCCCTGACGGCTCCCGGTAAAGCCGTGCTTGAAGATCTTCGGAAGAAAATTTCTAGGAAAATGTGACTTTGATTTCCGATGATGGTGCGTTTGAATTCTCACTCGAAATCAGAAAGCATCATCCTCGGCAAATAATATTCATGAATACAATGAAATCTCAAATAGTAAGTCATTACTTACTTATTTGACGATCTATTTATGCTCGCTCTATCAGTGATTTGTCGAAACCAAATCACAGGGCTTTCCCATGAAGATCGAGACCATCTCTCGCGAACACTTCAACATCATCTCCGGCGAAACCGACATCATCGATCGGACCCACTACGGCAAACACGAGATCGTCGTCGGCTATCACGAGGCGTCCGGCTTCACGCTCTTCCTCGTCGGTCCGTCGAGCAAGGTCGTCATGGCGTCCGAGCGGGGATCGCTCCCGGCGTTCGTGGAGCTCGGGCTGGTCGCAACGGTGGCGGCGTGA